GTAGAAGTTTTAATAAACCCCTGTCGCGTAACTTCTTTGAACTACGACGGAGTGTTCTAAATGAAAATTTAGTAAGTGCATTATACAAAAGATGGTGAAACACTTAAATCACCATCCAAGACAGATTTGTTTGGTTGGTAAGACCGCAATAAATATCGCTAAACCTACATATAAAAGCCTTTATAGAAAATATAAACATGTAAAACTAACATCTAATATGGTATCCAAATATATGCATAATTTTGCTTTGCTCCGCAGGCAGTATTAAAACTGCCCATCCACTTTTATAAGGGTGTGGAATGGCCCTAAGACCTATAATGCGTAATCCATTCCTGGACCAAATCATCATAGGTTAAACCAAGCCGGGTACACAGAAATGTAATCTTTGCTTCTTTAGCAATTTCATTCATTTCTGATCTACGTTTCTCATATACATCACGCCCGTGGTTAAACCACTCACGCAATGCGGTATCTATATTCAAAGCACACGCCATATCTTCAGTATCAACTGATGATTTATCACGAAGATAACAATGCAATGATTTAAATATAGATTTATCAACTAATGCTCCTATATGACACTTTCTCTGATCACAATAAACGGACTTACGTTTAAGAAATTCAAAATCTTCTGGTTTGAGAAATCTGACTAACTCACTTTCTTTATCAGGCATGGTATAAATTTGACCGTATTCAGCTAAAAATTCGGACAAACCTTTGATACCGAATTCAGGTAAATCAGAATGCACAGATCCAATATTATCATCCCCATAAGTAATTAAATTTACATACTCCCTAAAAGGTTTACGTAAAACAAAAGACTCTGGTTTAAATAATGTATAGAAATATGCACGCTGATTTAATGAACCACAAATACCATTTATAACAACCGTTAAAGAATTACCAGAAATATGCGTTCCCTCAGTAAGTCCTATTAAGTCACCATTAAAAGCAATTAATGCGTAAACAATATCACCTGCCATTGATTCCATTATAGTAATATCACTATCACAATACTGGCATGACTTAGCAAAATCAATCATAATACGCAAAGCTGCTAGAATAAGCTGTGAAGGAATCTTTTGGTCATACTTACCATAGTCCCCTCCAATAAGACGATCTTTACCATGTTTAAAAACAAAATGGTGCAATTCGTCCCATTCAGGACCATGACTATTTATACCAACAGCACATTCTGAAACAAGAGGATTCATCTGAAGCACTCGAATAATAGGTAAATAATATTTACGGATTAAAAATGTAAGTGCTATAGGATTACCGTAAAATATACGGCATTTATCTTTGCTCAAAACCTCATCCTTCTTACAAGCTTTAGCAATTGTATAGGCGCGTTCACCACGTCTATAACATTCCTCACATCGACTTATTTCCTGATTAATTTCTTCAATAAATCGCCATTTATCTTGCCAAATTTCATCAGGTTCTTCCTGGACTATATATTTACGCTTGCTACCTGTTAAAGGAAAACCAATAGATGTTCCCAATTTGATACCATCCATAAATTTCTTACCTGGAATACCGCAAGTGTTCTGGTAATATTCAAGGGGCTTACACCCATTCCACAACCCATTGCGGAAAACATTATCCAACGCACTCTTATAATCACGAACACAAATAGATAGTAATTCATGATCATATGGCAATGCAGGTACGGACAAATTAGCTAAACATGTCTGCCAGCCAAACCAATCCGGTTTCATCTTTGGTGGTCCCCAAATATTAGGAACTCCAGTTACTTGCATAACAATATGACTAATAGGTGTGACTCGTACATTAGAAAAACTTAATGCACGACCCGCACATTGACCATAATATTCAACTTGTGAATTATGAGGCATATAATTAAGAGGTGATTTTGGATGAATAGATCCATCATTCAATATCTCTTTCTCAAGAACCTGCACTTCAAATTTCTCCGCAGATCCTGTTATTAAAACACCCTCAACATCTCGAAGGTGTGCCTCTGCTAATTCAAAAGCTTCACGAGTTAGAATGCCATAACAACCTTTACGAGTACCTGATCTACCACCCAAATGAAAACCTAATATGGATGTCACCTTACCATGGGATATCAATGTTGCACCACACATACCTCTAAAGGTAAGTGTAGATAAGTTAGCATATTCACCTCCATCGAAAGTTTTAACACCATTACTGGTAGTCTTAGGTATAGTAACTCCTTCATAAGTATTTAACTCGCCACTCTTTGCTCTCCATAACATGGAGAACTGGCAAGCCCTATGTTGACCTAATGGTAAATAGGGTGTTAAATCTTTAAAGGAACCACCAGTAGTGGAATAACAAACAACCAAATCAGTATTAGGTATATGATAACTGGATTGGCGACTAATCCTAGCTACAAATTTCCCGCCAGAACAATCCGGATTCTTTTTCCTGAACGTAACATTCAGAATAGAATCCCCAAGAAAGTAATGATCTGGAATTATAACTAAGTTAGATTTGATGAATAGAGCATTCACCATCATAACTTTGTCACCAATAACCACAGTACCATAAACTAAGTTTTTCTCAACCAACCTCATTAAATCTTGTGTACTAGTAGTCCACATCTTATTAGTGGTTGGTAAAGATCGCTTAACAACTTTTGTCCAGGGAGAGTCTTCACTATC